CCCCAAGCTTAATCGACTATAGCGAAGATAATCCGTTTTCAGAGGGTATTTAAATGTCTGATATAACAAACAAAGAACAACTCAATAGTTTTCTCGAAATAACAAGTCCAAAAGCTTTGAAGCAGGAATCTTCCATAGTGAAGAAAAATGTAGATGATGACTATGAATATGCTAGAGATAATATTAGAGAGATTCTAGAGAAGGGCAAAATGGCTTTAGATGGCATTCTTCAGGTTGCTCAGGATGGAGACTCCCCCAGAGCATACGAAGTCGCTACAAACATGCTCAAGGCTCTCTCAGAGATCAATAAAGATCTTATGGATGTCCATGTTAAGGTCAAAGATAGCGAAAAAACCACAATTAAACAAACCAATAACGCCATTTTTGTTGGTTCTACTTTAGATCTTCAAGACATGATAAATAAGGAAAGAAGCTCAAAGAAAGCGATAATACAGGATAACAATGTTTGATTCATTTTATAACGATTGCATTAAAAAGAACACGATAGCATTTGCTTCGTTATTTAACAATATTTACGTCAATAGAGAAGATGCATCAGATTCTAAAAAAATCAAAGTGCCACTTGTTTATGGTGGCAAAGAAAAGTATGTAAGCCGTCTTCAGAATCCTTCTAGCATTTCTGAAAAGGACAAGCTTCAAATAACTCTTCCCATGATGAGTTTTGATATGTCTAATCTGCAATATGATACGCAGAGACATAGAAATAAATTAGAATTCAATAAATTATTTTATCAGGAAGATGGAGAAACAAAGGCTAAAGTAAAAATTGGTGAGTATCCCTGCCTTATGCAATTTAATCTTGCGATTTATACTCGTAACATTGAAGAAAACTTTCAAATTATTGAGCAGATTGCGCCATACTTTACTCCAGAATATATTCTAACTCTGGATTTTGATAAAACTTTGACCAGAGGCATTGATGTACCAATCAATTTGGTCGCATCCAAAATTGGAAACGACTATGAAGGTGGATTCGGTAATCGTAGAGCCGTAGTTAGTACTTTACAGTTTGTAATGCGTACCTATTTGTTCGGCCCTGAGCGAGAAGCGACTCCTATTCTCACAACAGATTTTAATCTCAACACTCAGGATAGCTTTTTACAATTCATAACAGATGTTCAAGTCAATGATGATTTGTATCTCAATAACCAATCAATAACTGTAACTTGGAGACAGGGTGGAATATTCCCAAGAAATCCAACTATAGTTATAACAAATCTTTCCAATTATACGCAAGAAATTGTGTATGATCCAGAAACTTTTGATGTAGGTGATGGGACAAATAGTGTTACATTTGCAATTCCAGCTAATGCTCCTTTATTGGAACAATTATATGTGCAAGTATTCTTGGGTACTGTGTCGGATAATTCTCCTGCATTTGAAGTAAGATCAGCTGCTGGGAATATTTCTCAACTTGTATTGGCAAATTATACAGGAACCACATTTGATAAGTTAATGAGTTCAAATCATTACTTCTTTACGAAAAGTGGTGTAACTAATTTCGCAAGAGGAAATAATCTGCAACTTGCGTTCGATTATACTTGGCCAGATCAATTAATAAAAACACCAGATTTAGTTCAATATTTTTATGATTATGGATTAACATTTGCGGCTAATGCAATTGCAAATCCAGCTATTCCAAATGGTTCTGTACTCCATGGTGGTGCTTGGGCTGGGGTTTCTTATGATAAGAATAGAATACTACCTGTATGGGCAGTTTTTGTCAGACCCGGAGATTCTGTATCTCTTTATAACGGCGGTACTATTGGTCAAACATCAGGTAGTTTAGCCAATAGAAGAACTGGCGCAGATCTCGTAAAAGCAACTTACATTGATGATGCTTATTTCAAAAACTGGTTCTGGGGATATAATGGAACGACTTCATATATTATAACAGATAGCGGGGCAGGATCGACTCTTTATATTGAATCAGGATTCTCTGGTTATATTAATAAACAGTTGAATCAAGCAAGATATCCAGAAACTGGTAAATATTCTGGAGGAATTACAAATTCGAATACAACTCCATCGTATAGATCACTATTTAATAGTGCATTTACAAATAAATTATATCCTGCTGGAGCAACTGGCTATAGAGCACTATTGACAACTGGATTTGGTCCATTCCAAAATAATGATAAACTATTATTTGATACTAATATTGTATCAAATTCAGCATTCCCAGTTATTTCTGCTGGAGCAGATCCAACAGCTGATAAACTAAGATTAATGTTGTATATGGATGCATATACAATCGTACATTCTGGAAACACATATCTTTTACCATCACCATTTACTCCTAATCTAGTAACTGACATGGTAGGATACACTGCGTATAAGCCAACTGGATTTACTGGTAGATATGAATATCAGGGTAAGTTTGGATCTACTTATACTGGAATGTGGAATGCGTTCTTTGATTTTATCGCAGCTGGCGTAACAATTGATGGACAAGGATTTACTCTTCCGACTCCATATTTTGATTATATTTGGTGCGATCACGAACACACTCATGGATATAGTCAAGTTTGTGATTTAACATTTATGATGAAATTAATGCGATTGGTTACTGGATTAACCACTGCATGGATAAATCAAGTTAAACAAGATGAATTCTGGCCAAATCTACAAGCAAAATATAATGCTTATCCGGGATTATCGTTTGACAGAATTTTTGAAACAAAAAACTCTTTTATTAGATACACAAGTGGTTCAGCCACAACTAAAGGTCCTCAAGATGCACAGAGTTTGACTATTGATGCTTTGCCTTTAATGGAATTCTATGATGAGGAAAGAAAGAAGCTTTGGTTAGGATGTCAAAATGTTGTTGCAGCAAGAAACCCCGGGTGTAAATTCTTCCCATTACATGTAAATAGAGTGCCGCGCAACAAAGATGCCTATGAGTACTTCGATTTGGCGGCAATGAGTTTCACTCAAGGGATCACAGTCCCCTATACAATTATTCACCATTATTCATATTCCAATCCCATCACACCAGAGGGCATGGCTCAAGGAACATATAAGAGCACTGGATATGGCCCCAATGTACCTAATGATATATTTGGAACACAGAATATTGGAAGTAGTGTTACATTAGGACAAGTAAATTCAGCTGCTGACCGATTAACTCCTTGGTTTACCTCTTTAACATTAGGCCAAACTGGGACATCATATCCATATGGACTCTCCCTTAACCAAGAATATTTCTCTTACAATTCATGGCCAACGGTGGGGAATGGTGTCATCATATCATTCACAAATTCTTCTACTGCTGAAAAAGGCACTAAATTGGCAGAAAAATATGAACCTTTCTTTGCTCTTAAAAACGAAGCAAGGCAAATGAGAGGATTGTTTGAAGAGAACTATGCAAATGGGGTATCTGGTATAGCTATATTCAATACTCAGTTATTTAATAGAGCATCTTATTTCCAGTCACATGGTATTGAAAATTGTTGGTTCTTTGATGGATTAACTGCTGATACATTCAATTATACTGACGCAGCAATATTCTCAAAGACGAATTTCAGCTCTTCTCCGGTGTCAAGATCTAATAGACAGCCAATCAATTTTTATCATAATTATCATGAAAATACAATAATATCAAAACTATTGGCCGGAAATATGCCATCTCATACTTTGGCATTATCTACTCTGACAAAATCAGTTTATACGAATTTATCCGATAGTTTTGGACAACATACAAAAAACTTCAATAACTTTAAATACAATGATGTTATTTTCCAGAATAATACATTCTGGGATGTCGAAGTTGCAACTCATGGCAGAACTGTGACTTTCCTTTCTACCTATGACGATATTGACAAAGTAGAATGCGTTTCTATCGAACGAAATGGTCCTTTCACAGTTGATAAATTAAATCCTCCATTGGTATCTAAGGCTAGATTGCAATCAACTGGCGCAGGAGATCAGAATTTAATTCTCCATAGAATTACATTACCAATACCATATATCTTGACAAATGATTATGGCAAGGCTGAACAAGACACTTATTATGATAATTGGTATAAAAATAATTTGCCACAAAAAGTTTTAGCAAGCAGTGTCAATTCCTCTGGTGTCGCTCTTGACGATATTGATGATATTACTACTGGTAATAGAGATTTAGATTTTTATACCAAGAAAAAGGTCACCAAGACTGTTGGAAGTCATACATGGACTACATTAGAAACAGACTCAACTATAAGAAGATTCAGTGTTGATGTTTATGCTGGAAGTGTGTTGTTGGGTAATTTAAAGCCAAGTAAGTATTACCCAATGGGAGTATGGCTTGTAACTGACGAAGAATCATTATTGCCAGACGGTACTACATTTAATAACTATAATCTAACCTTCAGCTATAAAGATGATGGGCCTATAACTAATGGTATAACGACTGTCCCATTTAGAACATGAGCAAAAAACATAAAGGTTATTTAGGCAATTCAAACCTCAAAGAGGCTGGAATCCATATCGATTATACCCCTGAACAAGTTCAGGAATATATCAAATGTGCTAAGGATCCGATCTACTTTATTAAGAATTATATTAAGATCGTATCACTTGATAAAGGATTGGTTCCTTTTGATCTTTATGATTATCAGGAAGATATCGTTCAAAAAATGCACGATAATAGATTTATCATTGCAAAACTTCCTCGTCAGTCGGGCAAATCTACCACAATGGTATCATACATTTTACATTATATTCTGTTTAATCAGAGTATGAATGTGGCTATTCTGGCAAATAAAGGCTCAACTGCTAGAGAAATTCTCAGTAGACTCCAATTAGCATATGAATATCTTCCAAAGTGGTTGCAGCAAGGCGTAGTAGAATGGAATAAAGGATCGTTAAAGTTAGAAAATGGATCTAAAATTATCGCATCTACTACCTCTGCCTCAGCAATTCGTGGTGGATCGTTTAACATGATCTTTTTGGACGAATTTGCTCACGTTCCAAATAATGTTGCTGAAGAATTCTTTAGTTCAGTATTCCCAACTGTAACTTCAGGCCAAACAACCAAAGTATTAATGGTTAGTACCCCAAATGGTATGAACATGTTCTACCATTTCTGGAAGAACGCTATTAAGAAGGATGGAGAGCCGGGTAAGAACGAGTATGTGCCCATTGAAGTAAACTGGAGGCAGATACCCCTGTATCCCGGAGGACCGATGAGAGGGGCTGAATGGCGGCAGCAAATGATCGATCAGACTAGCGAGATGCAGTTTGAAAGTGAATTCGAATGCTCTTTCTTAGGTTCATCAAACACTCTTATATCGACATATAAACTCAATACGCTAGTCTACAATCAGCCATTTGAGCGTAGACCCGGTGGCCTTAGCATTTACAAACCGCCCCATGAAGACGGTATTTACTTCTGTGTTGTAGATACATCTAGAGGTCAGGGACATGACTATAGCGCATTTGTAATTATTGACGGAAACACAAAACCCTTTGAGGTGGTGACTGTTTATAGAAACAATGTAATTTCTCCATTTGATTTTCCTATCGAAGTCTATAACGCTTGCACAGAGTACGGAAATGCCCATTGTTTAGTTGAAATTAATGATGTTGGATCTCAAGTAACAGAAATTTTACACAGAGATTATGAATACGAAAACCTAATTTCAACCCAATATATGGGTCGAGCTGGTCAAAAAATCTCTTTAGGATTCGGTAGAGGTCAAAAACAATTTGGTGTTAGAACTAGCACAGCACTTAAAAAGATCGGGTGTGCTGCTCTTAAAAATTTAATTGAATGTGATAAATTGGTATTTTCTGATCAGGACATGGTTTCTGAGCTTTATACCTTTATTTCAAAGGCTAACTCATACCAAGCTGATGATGGCTATAACGATGACTTAGTCATGTGTTTAGTTTTATTTGGATGGTTGACTAGACAAGTTTACTTTGAAGATTTGTTGGATTTAAAGAACAAGAAAATAATAAATACAGAGGAACAACAAGAAAATCATATGTTCGTTGCAGATATGGATGACAGAGAAGACATGAAATTGGGTGGCGACTTATGGTTTGAGGTAAAATAAATGGCTGAATTAACATTTTCACATAGCATCACCACATCAAATATTGGATTAACTTACAATACAATTTTGACAGCCGGATTTACTTTTTCTGTTGATGGAATTAGTTTTTCTACTAATTCATTTGATGTTTATGCATCTATTTCGCCATATGATTTTGATCTAAATGCTGAAACAACCGGAGCTTTTGGCGTTAGTGATTCTTCTGGAAATCAAATATCTGCAAGTCTAGTAGGCACTATTACTCCAGCAAATACAACAATAACTCAAGTTGGAACAACGTGGTATCATTATTTTGGTATAACTTTAATCGATGTTGTAAACAACTCCAGCAATTCTGGATTTATAACACAATTACACCAAAAATTAAATTTACTTACAAATATTTCAAATCCAATCAAATATGGTGCTTTTGGAACTATTTCCGGTAATAATTATGCTGCTTCAGCCAATACAAATCAAACAATATCAGGTCAATATATTGCCATAACAAGTGCTTCTGCAACTGGTGTTGCTGGCGGTACAGTAAGCGTGTTGTGTGATAGCTTTTATACCGCAAACTATTTGATGGGCTTAGGTACAACACTATCTAATGGTCTGACTAATATTTATAGTTGCGTAGCTATACTTGGCGGTATTTCCGGAGTTACTTTAACTAATACATCGTTAACTTCAACCCAGATAAATGATATTTTGGGTGATTATTTCGATACAACTGCATCTGGTAATCGTCAAAATATAATAAGGACTATTGACAATACTTATGCTGATGAATATAAAACAGATGCAAGTATTTTTGTTATTCCGACTCATATACCAGCAGGCAATTATCATTTAATTCCAATTCCAAGAACAGTATTTAATACTTCTGCGGGTACGTTTCCACTGACTTCAAATTATTTGGGATTAACATCAATTAATCTTAATAGCAAATCAATTACTATAACAAATAATTTGGTTGGCATGACTGCTGTATATTCGGCCAATGTTAATGACAAATATTTTTTTCCGGGAGATAGAGGATTTATATCTCCATTATTTGCTTATGTTGATAAAGTAGAGCCAACTACCGGATTATATGTTAATAATGCTGCTTGGGGAATAACGTCAGGATTTTCTACTACTCCATTTAATAGAATGGATTATGGATATTTCTCCAAAGGTAGTACTGTTTATAACACATTAACGGATTCTAGTAATTTTGTTCCTTCGCTGTTTGGTTTTATACCACTCGGATTGACACCCGGTGCTACTTTAACTGTTCAATTAAATGGTATAACTTTTTATCAACAAAATTATAATCCATATAAATCTCCATTCGGAAATTCGACACAAGTAGCTTATTCAATTTCAGGAGTAGATAAAAAAAGAAACGAATTATTTTTAGATTCTATATTTAACTTTTTAGGCACATCATCTAAAACAAATACTGAGCGTCTTAATAAAGCATTCTATAGAATTGATTTTAATTCAATAAGTAATCCTTGGGGATTTACTGGATTTACATTTAGTGGTCCAGCATCATCAACATTGAATTTCATTTATGGAAATCCATCAAATGGTGTGTCGTATCAATACGCTATTAATACAGTTGGAAGTGGATTATGCAGACTAACCTCTGGATCAAACATAATTGATATAAATGGTGGTACTGGAATAACCGTATCATCTACAGATGTTTTTGGCTTATCTTTAGAGAATAGACCTTATGGTTATCTAACTACGTTAAATTTCTATAGAGGTACTGATAATGTTTTTGTTGGAGGACAGACTTTATTTGATTTTAGATTAGCAGAATCTACTCAAACACCAGAAAGAAATCAATATTTATCAACATCACTTGATGCAAATTTATTAACTGCTATAGGATCAACTGGCACTGCTAGATTTAAATTTACCAGAGCCGATGGTATTAGTTATGAATTCGCATCTACTCAAATAAATACTTTAGCTGGAGTATTCGAACCAGTTCATTCAAGAGGAATAATTACAGGTATAACAGCTTTTGCAGCTGGTGGGCGCGATGTTTCCCCTGTAGTCGATTTAATGAGTATAACAGTTAATCATGGATTGACTAACTTACAATCTTCAGTTGTTGGTAGAAATTCAATTCACAGTAGATACTATCTTGGCGGCAATATTGATAATACCCAAACTGATGGCTCTTTCGGAATTTATTATTATAGCGCAGTTTTAGATTCAGTTGGACCTGAAACTGTTGCAAATAATGGAATTAATATTGAAAATAGGAAGTTAAGTAAAAATTTCAGAGAAGCTATTAATGAAGTCAGAAGCTTTGTTCAAACAGTAGGGACCACCCTTACTGTTCCATTGAGAAATTATGAGGCTGTTGTATCCTACAATTATCCAACATCTTCAGTTGCTGGAAATTCTACGTTAACTCTATATCAAGATTATTTTGATAACGATCAATATACAACTACTCAAATATCATCATTTGCAGATCCATATAATTATTATCATTACTACGCAGGCGTTACCTTAATATTTGAAAGCATAGTTGCTGCTCCAGCAGGATTCAACGGGGGGCAATGGCAAGTATTAAATTCTAATTCGTATATTAAATATTCAAACGGAAACACTTTCTATCCTGCAAATTGGTCTACTGTAAATGGACAAGATCGTAATTATTTAAGTTTTATTTTCTATGATTACAAGATTACTGCTGTCACATTATCATCTGCTTCAAACGTAGGATTGCAAGATTCAATTACTACAACTATAACAGCTAATGATTTGCCCCATTCTTCGATTTTTGATGGATTAAAGTTATCTGTTCTTAATGGATCCTCTGAATTATTTTCTAAGAATCTTTACTATTCAACAAATAGTTCAAACGATTATAGATTGCCCGGATATAGTACATTAGCTTTAACTGATTTTGCTTCATATTATACAGCAACGCCAAAAGCAATCACTGGTATTTTCGTTGGTAGTGGTTCGACTTTAGGGGGAATCACAATTACTCCTCCGACTACTGGATGGCCAGCAAGTACAACACTTACGGTAAGGGTAAGTCCACTATTTAAATCTTTTGTGGATATTCCAACTGATGTTACCACACTAAAAAACAATTACTACATTGGTGAAACTACATTTACAACTGCTGCTCAAACAACAACTGGTGGGGGTGGTGGTGGATCGTCTAGTGGATCCGTAAGCGTATCAGAATCTGTTGTTACTGGAGTCGCTTTCACCTCAACCGAAAACGATTTCTATGCAGGATTCCTCTGTGGTACTACTGCTTACAGTATTATTACAAATAATAGTACTGCTTCGTATTCAGTACTTACCAGTAGCAGCACAGCCTACGCCAACGCCAAAGCTGCGTTTGATGCTGGAACTCTAACGTCAAATACTTCAACAGATGTCGAAATTCATTCTCTTCTTAACTTCATGGATTACGGTGGAAACATAATTGTTGCCCCAACAATTGATGGATTGTTAGGAAGTAATTATGAATATGATATAGTATTCACCGAAGACAATAAGAGATATGGTGAATTAATGCGTATTGGTTCTGAAAAGAATCATGCAATTGTTATTGTTGGAACATCCCTTGAAGAGGATGCAGCCTCATTTGCGGCTCCAGCATATACTAATCTCAATTCAGCAGGGCTTGTCGATGGATTGACCTATATGACAACTGCAAATAAGGGTGAATATGTGTTCTCAGTGCTAGGATACAAGAATAGAACCCGTTTCTATGGTTCCGGAACTGATACTGTTCGCCTTTATCTGTCCTCTGATGTTGCAGGCGCATATGCTCGTTCGTATGTGGAGAATAAATATCACTTATCAAGCTCTGGTTCAGCCAGAGGCGGAATCAAAACTTATTCAAATATAACTCCAACTATTGTAGATCGTGATCTCTCTGGCTATTACACCAGAGGTATCAACCCAATCTACATTCCAAGCGGCACAAACAGAGCCGCGATCTGGGGAGATGCTACCGGTATTACTACAGGTAACGAAGCATATAGAAAATCAGCTTCAATCTCCAAGAACACTAGCACAATTAAGAGAGAATTCAAGAAGATCTTTGAGGACTTCCAATTCGAACAAAATAACGCTGGTACAAGAGCACAGTTTGTTTCAAGAGCAACTACTGTTCTTGATAAGTTACAATCTGTTGGTGGTCTTGCTTCTTATACCCTAATTTGCAACGAAACGAACAACACTCCATCTGTAGTTGCTCAGAAGAGATTGGTTGTTGACTTGACAATAGTACCGAATAATTCGATTGAATCAATAGTGTTGAATTTCGTTCTTAATCAAATCTAATAAATAGTATATGCCGATTACCACAACCACACAATCAAACACATTTAACATAACCCCAGTGTCTGCCACAGATCACTACACTGGGTTTTTGTGTTCCGCATCGACATATAATTTATTAGGAACAACTACTGATTCATTTACAAATCTTGAAACCATTTCTGATTCAATTTCAACTTTGGCTGGAAGAACAAGCTACACCAGTATTGTAACAAACAGTCTTGTTGATAAAGAAATTCATTCAATTTTTAATTGCATGGAATATGGTGGTAAAATGGTTATTGCGGGAACCACCGCAGGACTTGCTTTGTCATCAGCCAAGATTTCAGAAGTCATTACAGAAGATTCTTCTAGATACTCAGAAGTTATAAGTGTTGCAAAGGCACGACTTAATTGCAATGCTATTATTGGATCCGATAGAGATGAATCTGGAAATTATACGAATCCAGATCAAGCCGCAATCATATCATCAGTTACAACTCAATTAGGAGCTACTGGTACAACTGCAATTTCTTATCTTGCAGCCACAATAATTGGCTATAAGGAAAGACCAAGATTCTATACAGGCAGTTCATCATCTACAAGTGCCATTACGATCTTCCTTGTATCTGATGCTGCTGGAGCGAACGCAAGAGCTTCTGCTCAATCAAAACCTTATCTCACTTCTGCTGGTGTTTATAGAGGCGAGC